ATAATGCCTTTAATCCCTTTTTCGAATTATTTAAGAATTATAAAGAATAAGATTAAAAATTATTTTATAGACTATTATTATAGATGGCATTAACTGATACTCAAATTAGAGAACTTTGTAGCAAGATGAATATACCATTGGCAAGAGAAGGTATAATATTTAAGAGTGAAATCCCAAACTTCTTGGAAAAGAATAAAGCATATTTTATCAATCTTGATGACGAGTATAACGAAGAAGGATTCTTAAATTCTGGATCACACTGGACTTGTTTTGTTATTATGAAATATCCGAACGGAAAAATGGCTCCAATGTACTGCGACTTTTACGGAATGCCGCCTCCTGAAAAAGTAAAAGAGATGATGATGAAGAATGCTAAACAGAAAATACCATTCAATACAAAAGATATTCAAAGTCTTATGTCGAACTGCTGTGGATGGTTTTGTTTAGCTTGGGCTCATTATATTTTCAATTTCTCTCATAGGACAGGTGATATATACGACGACACAGAATGCTTCTTATCTTATTTTGAAGATTTGAATAAATCGACAAACTTTTTAAAAAATGAATATATTCTCAAACAATTCTTTCAACCAAGAGACCCAGCTTTAAGAAGAGAGATTACAACTATTGCTGATGTTAATAGCATTACAAATGATACTAATGGGGGTGTTGATGCTTTTACTCTTCCTATGAACTTGGATATTTAAATTATTAAGAGATTACATTTTCATTCATAGCATATGTTAAATGCTTCTTTGTTTTTAAATGTCTGGACTTACTACAATATATATATTCACTACCACACTCACATTTCATTTTAGTTAATAACTTAAGTCTATTTTTTTCATAGTATTCTTTATCTATTTTAGATTTTAATTCTTTCCGTTCTTCTTTATGAGAATGATAATACTTGTAATTGTAATCCTTATTGTATTGATTTAGTTCTTCTTTAGTTAAAAATGGGATATTAGAATTTATACAATTTCCTTGCTGGATATATTCTCGTTCCTTACTTAATAGTTCAATTTTATTCTCAAATACGACTTCTTCCAAAATATTAAAAGTATAATTTCCTCTCTCAATTATTCTTGATGAAGAACAAGAGTTATAATGATTTTTATGTTGAGATTTTCTTAAATTAAGATTTGTTGTGCTTCCAACATATCTCTCATTAGTTAAATTACAAACGATTTCGTAAATAAATCCTTTCATTTTATTTTACGAAATCGTTTTATTTAAATATTTTTACATTTAGTATTATGTAGGAATTGGAATGATTGTCGTGAATCCTTTTCGATATCTCTCGTGAGGATCTGCTTCCATATCAATCAAAAGTGGTTGTAGTTTCTCCCTTGTTGCATATTGATATATTTGTAATAATTGTTCTTTCGTAACTCCAAGACCAAATTCTGATAAAATAATATTCACTTCTCTATTACCAGACAATTTTAACAAAACCATATAGTTACAATTGTTACGAATTACCTTTGGAACTCTGAAAAAAGATTGAGATAAAAAAATTACAGAGACATTCAACTTTCTTGCTCTAATATAGTATTGTTCGACTTTTGATAAATCCTTGCTCAAAACCAAATCATCCCAAATAACCAAATGATTATATTCTTTGTCGAATTTATCTAATGATGGTGTATTTTCTACTCCTTCTTTAATAATAATTTGGTCTGATTTACTTTCAAGCCACCGATAAAGGGGCTCATCTTTATTACGAGTTATTATATAAACAGATTGAAATGTACCCTCTCCAGTAGAAAATATTTGTAAAAGATTCAATAGAAAATTTGTCTTACCAGAACCAGAAGGTGCTACGATACACATTCTAAATGGAATTTTCAATCTATGTAAGTGAAAATTTGGATTTTCTACTTTATCGAGAAACTGCTTTGGAATATGTTCATACATATTTATAATTCTTCCGTCTGGTATTGATTCTTTTGATTTCTTTGGTGGCATCTTAATATATTATTAAAGAGATAAAATATTATCTGTAATAATGTTATATAATGGCTTCTTATCAACCTCCAATTGAAGATTTAGCAATATTTGATTCATCTGTGTTCTTAACAGGTGATGAACCATTAACTTACAATATTGCTGTAAAGAAATTTTTAAAGTATCCAAATGCCCAAGGAGAAGAAAATCTATTAGATACAAATGTGAATGGTTATATGACCTTACAAGACTCAAATGATAATCTTGTTATTGTCGATACAAAACCCACAACTATCACAACTGGTTCAGATAATATTCTTATTGGAAATAATGTAGGTTCTTCTATTACGACAGCCCAACAGAATATCTTAATGGGTAATAATGTTTTTTTGAATAATACTTTTGGACAATATAACACCTGTATCGGAGAAAATATTATGATTAATGCCCCAAGTGGCCCGTTCACGGAATATAACACTATAATTGGACACTTGGCCGGAAAAGAACATCTTGGATCACAATGTGTTTTCATTGGTGCTGGGGCTGGAGAACAAAACACAACTGGAACAAATACTTATATTGGTACATCGGCTGGGACTAATGTCCAAGGAGATAATAACATAGGTATTGGAAATTTTGCCTTGGGAGGAGGAGGCAATTTAAATCCTGCATTGAATATTAATGACAGAAATATGGCTATTGGTTCAAGTGCTCTATATAATTGTAGCACAGGAACAAAAAATGTAGCAATAGGAACCCAGTCTCTATATGAACTAACAACTGGAAGCAAACAAGTTGCTATTGGTGATAATTGTGCAGATTTATTACAAACTGGTATCGATTCTGTTTTCATTGGTTCAAAAGCATCTCAACACGCGACAACTGGGACACATTGTGTTATCCTTGGAGCAAATGCGAATGATAATGTGTCAAATACAGCACCATTAAGAAACACTTGTATTGGAGCAGATACAGATAATATGGGATGGATTGATAGCACGGCTATTGGTTATGGAGCAGAAAATACTGCAGCAAATCAAATTATCCTTGGAAGGGCTACAGAAACTGTGAGTTGTCCTGGAACACTTACATTTAAAATGGCGAGTGATAATACAAGTGGTACATATTACATACCATTTAGTAAGGTTGCTGGAGGAAACGAAGGGGCATTATTCGTAGATTCAACTACTGGGCCCCTCTCATATGACCCATCAACAGCAACATTAACTTGTGCTTATACAAATTTATCACAGGGTATTGTTAATCCAAACACAACATTAAGAAATTATTTTTACACTAACAGAACTACAAGACCCACTACGGCAGACAATATATGTATAGGACATCAAGCAGGAAATTTAATCTCAACTGGAATAAATAATCTTTGTATTGGAACAAATGCAGGACAACTTATCACATCCAGTTCAAATAACACTTGTCTCGGACATAATGCCGGAAGAACAATAGCAGGTTCAGTATTTAATAATACGACTTGTGTAGGGTCTAATGCCGGACAAGCATACGCAAACGAAAAATCTGTATTCGTTGGAGCAGAAGCAGGATTTAATTCATTCAATGGAGGGTTTAACACTTGTACTGGATATCAAGCGGGATATACTCTTACAAGTGGTTCTGGGAATACTGTATATGGAGCTCTGGCAAATCAAGTTGCTGGTAACACAAATTTGACAAACTCAACTTCTATTGGATATCAAGCAAATAACGCAAATTTCTCTACAAGTGTGGCTCTTGGATATCAAGCAACAAACACAGCAGCAAATCAGATCCGTCTTGGAACATTAAATGAGGTTGTGTCTTGCCCTAATCTCGTTCAAGTGAATTCTTCGTATGATGCTATTTCAGTATCGGCTAATGTGAGTTTATTCAATACAACAACCACCGGAAACGTAACATTAGGAAATGCTATGACAACTGGAGGACTTACTTTTGGAGCAAATCTTACATCTGGTAATGTTGTTTTTGGAAATGCAACATCTGGTAGTCCGTCATCGAGTTTCACTATTTTTCCAAGAGGAGGTTGGAGTGGAGTATTTCAGGTCGGTGGTAATAGTTCTTCTGCTAATTTCCTTTGTGCTACAAATTTGGAGGTGAATTATCCTATTAAAACTTCGGTCACTACAGCACCTACTAATGTTCGTCACCTTGGTTATAGTGTGGTTCAATCGACTGCTGGTTGGACTACCAGTTTAACTGCTGGAACAAATACAAATATTACAAGTCAATTGTTTGGTATTAATGACTTAGGAACTTGGTTGTTTGAAGCCATCATCATTTATCAATTAGCTAATAATACATCGGCTAGACAGTTACAATTAGATATAACAACAGTATCATCTACGACAATTGCAGAATATTCATCAATTGAGTATTCAACGGCTAATGTAGGAGAACCTACAATGAAAACACAAAGGATAATTAATATATATGCTCCTATTACTGTTCATTTAGTTGGAAGAACTAATGGTTCAAATAGCACTATAGTTACTACTGGAAGTAATGGAATATTCAAATGGACTCGTATTGGATAAGTGAATCATTAATATCTTGTTATAATATGAATGATTGGACGGAAGATATAGAAAATGTGTTGGAGAAGATTAGAAAAAACTCATCTATTTTGAGCGAAGAACATAAACAGACTTATTTTCGTCTTAAAAATACTCTTCAATACTTTAGATTACCACTAATAGTAATTAGCGGAATAAATTCTGTTGTAAGTGTTGGTATGCAACAATATTTAGAACAATCAGCAATAAGTGGAATAACCTGTGTGCTGTCTTTAATATGTTCTATTATAGGTTCTATTGAGTTATTTCTTGCGATCCAAAAAAGAGTAGAAGGAGAGTTAATATCGAGTAGAGAATACTATCTTTTAACAATCGATATCCAAAAGACTCTTTTATTAAATCGTGAACACAGACCTTTACCAGCAAAAGAATATCTCGAGAAAATTTATAACACTTATATCAAACTAACAGAAAATTCAAACTTGGTTAAAAAATCAATAAAAGACGATTTAGCAGAAGTAACATTAACACCACCTTCTTCACCAAGAACTACAACTATTACAGATTTAGAATGGGGATTATCAATTGTCAATCCATAATTTATTAACCAGTAGTTTAAATCTTATAATAAAATATAATGTCAAAGGAAGAACTTATTTGGAAATATTCAAATCCAGAAATTGTAAGGAAACTTGTCGATAAATATTATGGAGAAGATGTGCCTTTGTATATATCGACAAGAGCAACAAAGAAATATGCTATACAAAATCCACAAACAGGAAAGATGATTCACTTTGGAATGTGGGGCGCAAGCGATTTTACAGGACACAAGAATATAGATAGACGAAATATGTTTAGAATTCGTAACAGAAAATGGGCGAAGGCAAATAAGTGGACCCCCGCTTACGCTTCATATTATTTGCTTTGGTAAGTATCTTATAAATAATTTTAAAATAATTTATAAGATGGATTTTTATTTCTTTAGCAATTGTATATTATAATGCCAAGATTGGAAAAAGGAAG